CGGTTTCACCCGCCGCCGCTGGTTCTGAGGTCGATTCACCATCATATTCGAGAATAAAACCTGTGCTGTAATATTTGGTGAATGACAGCGAGGTCGATGCCGCCGCTACTGCCGCACTTTTCTCAAGCGTTACGGCTGCGGCTTTGCCAATGGGACCCACATTGATGCACAGATCGACATGGCCGTAATTCTTCATGCTGGCTATGTCAGACGATACCGTGCTTGTCTGGTCGATTGTCGGGAAAAGCAATGGAACCTTTACATAATCAAGATTTATCAACATAGTAATTTACCTCCTTATCCTTTTTGTTAAGCTCTCGTAGCGAGAACCACGAACGGGCTTACTGTGTTGCTGCCCTTATACGGGGTTATTGCTGATTTCCACCTGGGCTGTCCGTCGAAATAGTAGGTGAACCGGAAAAGCTGCTGTCCATAGATGAAGTCAACGTGGATGCTCATGGCCTCCTGTATGTCACCCATATCGGCGCATACGTACTGGCTCCAGTCGGCAAGAATGATATCGCCTTCTGTTCCGAGGGTTTCACACTGCTCAACCTCGATAACCGGCGCGCCCTTGATCCTCAAGACTCCCTGAGAATCGTAGGTAATGAAGCGGGGCTCCAGTGCCCCCGTACCGGCTGTGATCGACAGAGCGTCAAGTTCGGGGTTGACATCCCTGTTTATGAGCCATACGGCATTTGCCCTTCTCCCCGTAAACCTCGCCCACATCTTGGACAGGTTCGTGGTAAGAATGGTTTTTGCCTTCTGGTTGGTTTCCTTTGCAACGCTGACTTTGCAGTTTGCCGTTAATATGCCAAGGGCTTCACCGGCGCCCGATCCACGGATAGAGAGGTTCTGGCACTTGAACGCAAACTCCTCACCGAAAAGCTGCCTTACTTCCTGCCCGAGAAAGGTCACGTTTCTCATCATTTCATCAGAAGCGGGGAAAAGGCCGGTCAATTTCTGAGGTTCAACTCTGATCTCTGCGAATTTGGGCTTGCTTGCAGTATATGAGCCGAGTTCCTTGTTCGTGTAAACCCTGATCCCACCGCCACGGGAACCGTCAACCCTCGACTGCTCGTCGATCCCGATAATTTTCACATACTGGGTTGCAGTAAGCGTCCTTTTGGAAGTCCTGGGGAGGATCTCTGAATTGTTGAACCCATTCGTCATGAGCTCGGTCGATGTTTCACCCTGAAGGAAGATACCGCCTTCAGAGGGAGTGCTGACTGCCATGCCGCCTGAAACGGTTATCGCACGGCCTTCTTTCTCAAGCTGCTTCTCCAGCTTTTCATAGCTGCGTCTCTGCGACTGCTCGATCCTTGACTGTGCCGCCCTTATTTCGTTGCTGCCGAACTTTGAAGGCTCGCAAACAGTCCGAATATCCATAAGCTGTGCGCCGAGCATGGTTGCCGGGGAGCCGCGGTATATCGGCTGGTCTGCTACTGTGATGCTGTGACCATCGGCATTAGGATCATCGAGCGTCTGAGCCCTGGTTGACCCGTTGTCGCCATAGAGCTTATTGCGGAGCTCTTCCTCGGTCTTGAAATCGTCCCATTCTTTCTGAGCGGCTTCGATCTCTGCCTTGAGACTTGCCCGTTCCGCCAATTCCTCAGCGGTCAATGCTCTTTTCTCTGCCTCTGCCTTTGTGCGGATCGCTTCCATTTTTCTGAAAGCGGTATCCATCAATTTCTGCCATTTATTCATGGTGTTACCTCCTTTATTCCTTTGATTTTCCTGTACGTTTCGTCTTCTTCCTTCAGGAGTTCCAGGCTGATCGAGGGATCATCTGCTCTCTCTGCTTCGTCAGTCAAGGGACCGGCGGTCTTCTTAGCTTCTTCCATTTTTCGCAATGCAACGGTTGTGTCGTTGTAGGCTGCAAAAACAACGGGTGATATGTCGTATATCTCCCGGATCTTCGTTATTGTCCGTTTCCAGGTTATCTTGTCTGAGTAATCCCATTTATCCTCATCGACGCTAAAACCAAATGAGGCTTCCTTGATATCCCCACGGTCAATGCTGGTCATAAGGTCCCGTGCCTGCTGGGTATCGGGAGGGGTTATTTCAAAATAAAGGCCTGTATCGTCTTCTCTGAGCGTGAGGGTCCCCGCACTTTGTCTGCCGAGGGGGAGTGTGTCGGTATCGTGGTTAAAAAGTGCCCTTGCATCTGACTTTTTGAGCGCTTCACGGAAGGCACCCTTCTCTATGTATTCGACAAACCCCATGTCCTCGGATGCTTTGCCGAATACAGCGGCATAACCAGTAATCTTTCTCAGTTTGCCGTCATCTGTCGTGATGGCCCTGAACTCAATGGCTTTTCTTTTTTCTTTCATCGTCATTCCCCTCTTTGCTCTTGCCTTCTCGTGTCTCATGCTTCGGCGGAACAGCTTTTTCATATTGTTTTTTCATGAATTCATCCCCGTTAATGCCTGCAAATGTCCGATAAATGTGTCTGCAAGGCATTTTGTCTGTGCTTCTGCTATTGGTGCGGCCTCCCGTTCTGTCCATTCCTCGTTTTTAGGTTCGAGATTCAGTGATGTTTCGACGTAATCAAGGGCAAAATTGGAGCAAAATATGTCAATAAACCGCTGTGTTTCAGCCTGAAAACTGTCATATTTCAGGCCATTTAACTCACTTTCCATGTCTGTAAGAGCCTCTGCGAAGCTCAAAAACACCGGAAATGCCTGTTTTTTGATGTATTCCGGGAAATCCCGGTAAAATGTATCCATTGCACCGTTGTTTCCCTGATTTTTCCTGATCCAGTTGACCCTCTGGGCCTCTTTGCGAGTGATCCTGCCTATGGCATCCGTGAATAGCCGTTGATAGGCACCTTCAAGGCGAGAACGGTATAAAGACTTATTTTCCGATGCTTTTGTCTGCTTAGACTCTGTTTGCCCGGCCATATCGAGCGGTATCATGTTCAATGGGACAAAACGCTTATCTCCGTCCGGGCCTATGGGGTTTCTATTCTCAAGTTCATTAATTTCGTTAGGGGTTATCCCTCCAACGGCAAATAATTTTGTATAATATTCCCCACGCGCCTCTGCATCCCCGCGCATAAGACCATCGATAAGATGTTCAAAGAAATATTCCTTGCGTTCTTCAACGGTCAGCAAGCTCATGTTGTAGGATTGCTCAAGCCGTACCAGCCACGGACGGAGGGTTTTTACAACATAATCAAGACTGAACTGCTCTGCGCTGGCATAAGTGCTGGCCTTGTCATATTCACCGTACATCTGCGGAGGAAGGCGATAAATGCGGGTGCCTATGTCGATATTGTTGTATTTCCTCGTTTCAAGGAATTGGGCCTCGTCATTCGGGATGCCAAGTTTTTCAACCTTCGATGCCTCCTCAACGAGCATTGCCCGGTGATGTTTACCCATACCCGCATAAACATCGTTGATCGCCTCTCTGAGTGCTTTGGGATCTTTCAATACGCCTTGATGGGTTATTACGATTGACGGATGTATGCCGCTCCCGAAATATTCACTTCCAAAATCTTCGAGCGATTTCCCTTGACCAATCGCCTCGCGCGCCGCACCGATAGGAGAATATCCGGTAAGGCCGTTAAAACTCAGACCGGGGATGTGGAGGATCTTCTCTTTTGGCAGGTCAACGTCTGATAAACCCGTCCCCGCCATGCTGATATGGTAATAGATAGCGTTCACCGGAAAGTTTTTGATCTCTCCCTTGTTACGCTTAACCGTTACCCTGTTTGGAGTGATAGGCCATAGGGCTTTAATCATATCCCGGCCTACCGATCCCCGCCCATATTGCTTTTCAGCGTATGTGTTACCCCAGGAAAGAATATGTGATTTAAGCGTTTCCCTGAAGCTCATAGCGGTCATTTCGGGATTCGGAGAATCGTGAAGGAAGGAATACAACGGGTGTTCTGTCGCCCGTTCCTTGCCTCCACCCGGTAAGCGCCGGTAGAGATGCAAGGGAAGACTTGCACTATCCTCGGAAAGTATTTTGATACAGCACCACACGATGGCAAGCTGCATGGCGTTAAATTCAGAGATCGAAGCGCCTGATTTGGTTTTGGGACCTACTCCGCCGTAAAAGAAACCGCCCGGAGCATACCACGAATCGGCGATACCACCCACAGCGGATGCCATGCGTCTTTCAAGACCGTCTATAATCCCCATTTATGCCGCCTTCTTTTTGCCGAGGAAAAGTCCTATCCAGAGTAAAACCGCCCCGATAATCACATAGGACACCCAGGGTTTAAACAGATAGAGGCCGTATCCCATGAGGATAAGGCCCCCAAAAACGAAAACATCTCTCCTGTTAAAAGTATTCTTTACAAGTTCCCATACGTTAAATAGTCTGATGGCCGTAAACCTCCGTTGAAGGTTTTGGACATATGCTCATATAGGGAGTATTGCAGGGATTATTTAATTACGCAAAGTGGGTCAGGGGTACATCAGGGGTACATCAGGGGTACAAAATGATAGCAAAATGGGTACAAAATGAATACATGGGAATTTATTTCTCAAATATTTCTTTGGTTCCTGTAAATTCAATCCTTAAGTCGCTTTCACTCCACGATTTTATGAAAGCCTTGCCGGCCATAAAGATATGTTTAGATTCCCGCCGTATGACAGGAACGGCTTCATGTAAATCATGCTTCTTTGCAGTCCAGTAATTTTCTTTAGAGTCAAAAATAGCCCAACCCGACCATTCTCCTAGTGATTCTTTCTTTGGTTTTTCGATTGCTATTCCAATTCGACATTTAATGCCGTTGTATGATCCTTTTTTTTCCATTTATCCCTCCAACTCTTTCTTCCGGTACGCCTCTATACTCAATACTGGCGTTCTATCATCATACGTCAAAAGTCGCATTTTCTTCAATATCTTCCTTGCCGTCCTCTTATCCTTCACATCGAGAACCTTACAGATACTTTTCCAGCCTCGACATTGTAATTGCAGTGCGGTCATTTCACCTTCACATTGGCCGGCGGTGATCCTTCTCCACGTAATCTCTTTTTCAGTTCATCGAGCACAGCAAACGGATGGAAAAATATCCCACAAGTGGTACAGAGGAATAGAGGATAAGTCACCTGCTGCGGCTTATCGGGGGATGTTGGCAATAAAAGCTGCAACGTTATATGATTCCCTTCATCCCGGAATCTCTTTCCACAGATAGGACAGATTGCGAGTATCGGTGCTTCTTTCTTGTTGTTGTCCATAATACCTCCTTAAAGCGCCATGCGTTCTTTGATCTGCTCTGCGGTGAGGCCATTGTAAACAGACGACCCATCACTTTTATTTTCAAGTATTCCTGCTGCCATAACCGCTGTTACCGCACCATCTACGCGGCCTACAGATTTACGCTTGGATATCTTCCTGTAGCCTTCGTCGTTGTCGTCTCTGACAACAGCGTTTGCCATGCACCATGTCTGAACGGGGTTGCCGTCATGCCTGAGCTCTTTGTTGAATAGGAGCACTTCAAACTTATCTATGGCTGGAGCCATGCTGCGAGCCTCCTGTCCAAAGGGCATCATCTTGATACCAGACGGACTGTCGAACTTA